CTTCCCAGGTGTATTGCCTAGGTTTTCTAAGATGAAAATTTATACCACGAAATCCCCAAGGAAGAACTTCACTTACCGCGACTAGTGGATGTTGATCATATTCTATGTTTGGAGTCTTCGCAAAATATTTAAAAGTACAGAAGGTTCCTTCATCAGGTATGGGTGTTACCGTATCATTTAATGCATACATTATTAATTCCATTCTATCACTGAGATTTGTCTCAGATCTAATATCCTTAATAACTGGTTCGATACGGTTCATTTGAGACCTAGTTCGTCTTCGGTAATTATCTTAAACTCAATTCTTCTGTCTTCGCAAAACTCAGTTGCTGCTTTCCATTTTGCCTTGTTTACGGCATAAGTTTTACACTCATAGATATAAGACTTAGTAACTCTTGATTTTTTCCTTGGTTCTACCGTTTGTCTTTTTGGTTTTACCTCAATTACATAGGTCTTAATTTGACCTGTACTTTCTTTTACTTTGATGATAAAATCTGGAAAGTATCGGTGAACTCTTTTATCTAGTGGAGAAATGTATGGTATCCAAAATTCTTCACTACCCCATTCTAAAATATTATCATTAAGATCACACCACTTACAAAATCTTCTTTCCCAACTGCTTCTACAGATGATATTAGATGAATCTCCCTTATATTTCTTTGGAAAAGATGGTTTGTATTTACTCTTGATACTTTCTGCCATACATAATATATAAGGTAAAAACTATTTATAAATGCCTAACATAAAAAAGGTATCAGATATAAAATCAGCATTACTCAGACCTGCTCTGACTTCTAATTTTGAAGTTAAGATTGCAATACCTGCAGAACTGCAATCTTTTGTTGGTACTGAGCAAAACAATTTAAATCTTAGATGTTCTGAAGCATCTCTTCCAGGTTCTCAAATTGCAACCATGGAAAATCTCAATGATCATACTGGTGTGACTGAGAGACTTGCTCATAGAAGAATGTTTGATGATAGAATTAATTTTACTTTTTACGTAGATGCTAATAAGTATTTTCCTATCAGGTTCTTTGAGAAGTGGATGCGATATGTAACTGATGAAGATAATTTAGCAGATACACAACGTGGAACTCAAGCAGGTATAGATAAAACTTCTCCAAATTATCACTATAGAATGAGATATCCTGATGGAAATAATGGATATAGAGTTGATGGAGTACAAGTAATAAAATTTGAAAGAGACCATAAAACATCTCTAACATATACATTTGTTAAAGCATTTCCAATTGCAATTAATTCAATGCCTGTATCATATGATTCCTCTAATCTCTTGAAGTGCAATGTGTCTATGTCATATATCAGATACTTTATCGGTGATACAGCTGGTGCAGCAAATGATCAACCAACTGTATCTACTAATCCTCAAAGACCTGATACACAACCAAGTTCAAATTTACCCGAACCTCTAAAGAATTCTTCTGAAGTTATCCAGAACACTGGACCTGAAGGAGAGGGTCTTTCTGATTCTGCGACTAAAGCACCACTTACAACAATAGATCAAGTTCTACAAGGAGGACCTGGAGATCAAGTTTCCCAATCATTACTAAATCAACTAGGAACTTAGAAAAACCTCAATAAATAATCACACTGAAATACATCTATAGGTCATTATGCCTTTACCAAAGATTGCTACGCCAACTTATGAACTTGAGTTGCCATCGACAGGAAAACCAATTCAGTATAGACCTTTCCTAGTCAAAGAAGAAAAACTTTTAGTTCTCGCTCTTGAGAGTGAGGATATGAAACAGATTACGACTGCTATTAAATCTGTCATCAAAGGTTGTATTCAAACAAAAGGTATTAAAGTTGAATCTTTGCCTACCTTTGATATTGAATATCTCTTCCTTAATATTCGTGGAAAATCTGTTGGTGAAGAAGTAGAAGTTTCTGTTATTGCTCCTGATGATGGAGAAACTGAAGTCAAACTAACTATTGGTTTGGATGAAATTAAAGTCAAAAAGAACGACGATCATACCAGACAAATTAAACTTGATGATAGTTTGATGATGGAAATGAAGTATCCTTCATTGGAACAATTTATTTCTAGTAACTTTGATTTATCTGAAAAAAATCAGATGGAACAGTCATTTGATTTGGTTGCCTCTTGCATTGATAAAATTTATAGTGAAGAAGAAGTTTGGGCAGCAGATGACTTTACAAAGAAAGAAGTGAAGGAATTTCTTGAGCAGATGAATTCTAATCAATTCAAACAGATTGAATTTTTCTTTGAGACAATGCCTAAACTTTCGCATACAGTGAAATTTAAAAATCCTAATACCAAAAAAGAAAACGAAATCGTTTTGGAGGGACTCTCAAGTTTTTTCGCTTAGGCATGATCCATATGGATCTAGAGAACTATTTTAAGTTGAACTTTGCCTTGATTCAGTACCATAAATATTCACTAACCGAGATAGAAAACTTGATCCCTTGGGAACGCGATATCTATGTTACACTCTTAAGAGCGCACATTGAAGAAGAAAACTTAAAGCAAGAACAAGCAAAGAATGGCGGCTAAGATTTCCGATCCTATTGATATCCTTCTTGAGATGGGTATTGACCTCGACAATTTGTCGGAGGAAGAGGATTATCTTAGTGCCTTAAAAGAAGCGATTGCAACAATACAATTTCAAACCAAAGGTTCTGGAGATGAAAGATCTAGAATCTTGCAAGAGGAAGTAATAAAGGTAAGAAAATCAAGAAAAGCAGCAGACCCTAAGTTTAAAGCAAAGAAGACAACTGTTAGTCCAGATGCTTTCTTCAATAAGAAGGAACCAGCAGCACAAGCACAATCAGTTCCAGGACAAAGAGCATTACCTGGAAAAGGTCCTTCTGCAATTGTAAAACGACAAAAAATCAAACCAGAGTCATTTAAAGAATCGGAAGGAAAAGAAGATAATAAAGATGTCAAGGTTAAAGAGAATAATATCCTTAAGGATATTTTAAAGACTCTCAATTCTATTCTTGGTACACTTAAAAAGCAGAATAAACTTTCTGCAAAACAAGCAGAGAGGGATAGAAGGTCAAAGGAGAGAAAAAAAAGAGATGCTAAGGAAGATAAATTAGAAAGTCCAATCAAAAAGTTTTTAGGAGCGGCAAATAAAATTGTCAAACCAGTTAAGAATTTTTTAGATGGACTCTTAGAATTTTTTGTAAAAGTTTTTATCGGTAGACTACTTGTCAAACTAATCAAGTGGGGATCTGAGAACGGAGATAAGGTAGATGCAATACTTGGTTTCTTTGAAAAAACTTGGCCTGCATTACTTGCTGTTGGTCTATTATTTTTTACTGGTCTTGGTGGATTTATTGGTAATCTAATTGGATTAGTTGGTGGATTTATACCAAGATTAATAGGAATTGCTGGACAGGTTATTAAAGGAATAGGAGGATTTGCAAAATTTGTTATAACCAATCCAGTGCTTGCACCTGCCTTAGCTGGCACTGCTCTATTCGCAGCAGGTGCAGTGATTCCAGAAATAATGCCTGAAACTGTTAATGAACAGGAAAGAAAAACTGAGGCAGCACCTGGCACTAACGAAGAAAAAATCAAAGCACTTGAAGAAAGAAAGAAAAATTTATCCATTACAGATAGATTGTTTAACGTTGAGGGTGAAATTAATGATCAAATTGAGTTCTTAAAGACGGGAGAAACTGCACAATACGGTAAAAAGTTTAACAAAGGTGGTGTAGTTCCTGGATCAGGAAATAGTGATAGTGTACGTGCAATGCTTACTCCTGGTGAGTTTGTTATGAGTAAGGGTGCAGTTCAACAGTATGGATTGAACACCATGAAGTCCATGAATGCTGCTGGTGGTGGTACTAACATTCCTATGGTATCTGGAGGTGTTACATATGCAGCGGGTGGTGGTGAAGTAAAAAATCCTAATGCAGAACTAAAACAAAATGATGAACCAAAAGATAGACCTAAAGGTGATCATAGTCATGAATTAAGTCATATACTTGGATTAAATAAATTAGCAAGTAAGGCATCATCTGTGACTGCAACACCAACGACACCTGCTGTCTCTGCTCCTTCTACTACAACAGAGCAACCAAAGAAGAAGGGCAGAAATTTACTCAGCATGTATGCTGGTTACTTAGACTTTATGACTGGTAATGTATTTGATATTGATGGAATGGGTAAACCATCTAGCATGTCTGCATCATCAAAAAAAGACACTCCAAAGAAAGAGGGAGAAAAGTCTGGTGGAGGAGGAAGTCTTAAGGGACTTACTGGCCAAGATTTTAGAGACCTAGCGTATATTGTTAGTGGTGAAGCACAGAGAGGAACTGATGATGAATATGGAGTTGCTGCTGCAGTCTTGAATAGGGTTGCAGACCCTGCATGGCCAAATACAGTGAAAGAAGTTGGATCTCAAGCAGGTCAATTTGAGGCAGTTTATAAAGGACTTGCGAAAGATGATCCAGCACTTGCACAGAAACTTGCATCACCTGAAGGACAGGCAAAAATTGTTGAAGCAATGAAGATGCTCAAAGGTAGAACTGACTTTAAGGGCACCAGTCAATATGGGAATATGGGAGACGGTGATGTTAAATTCTCAAATAGAGGAAACTTCTACCATTATAAAGAACAGGTTGGTAAGACAGACCCACCACCAAGTCCTATCCCAACTTTCTATCAGAAGTTTATTGGTAGTGGTGGACCTGCTGTTACATTAGATGGAACAAAATCATCTGCTAGTGGAATTACTGCTTCTCCAGGTTCTGGTGGTAGTAGTGGGGGAAGTAGTAAATCTAGTGGTACTGGTGCTGGTGCTGGTGGTGATATGTCTAGATCAGGTTTTGCCAGTTCAGGACCTAAAACATCATATGGAGATTATCTGAAGAATTTGTATGGTAAGAAGCAATCTGCATCTGGTATTACACCATTACCTTCTTCTACAATGTCACAAGGTAAGTCTGCTGGTGGACCAAGTGCTGATGCTGGAAAAAATCCAGGCAATCAGATAATGTCACCAGATAATAATATTCCATCAATCAATGCAGAGGCGATGCATTCTGATGAAAAGATTGAAGTTTTAGGAATAGAGATATCGTAACATGCCAGCACCATTAGTAGGATTAGCAGCAGGACTAGTAAAAGGTGCAGTGGTGGCAGGTAGAGGTGCCATGGTTGTTGGTAGAGGTGCCATGGTTGTTGGTAGGGCGGGTGCCAGAGGAGCAGGAGCACTTGCGCGAGCTACTGCTAGAGGTGCCGCAAGAGGAGGAGCATCGGGAGCAAGAGATTTTATTAAAGGAAGAAAGAAGACTGTCAAACCAGATGCCATAAAGAAAAAAGGTGGACCAGAGATGGGTCCTGAACAAGAGGGTGCATTAGTTGTTAGACCATCCAGTCCTCTTGTCGAATCTACTAGTGCATTAGCACCTATTCGTCCATCTCCTGTACCAATAGCAGAAACTGGTAAGAAAGTTGGTGCAACTTTATTAGAACAAATAAAAAACAAAGTTATTGATATTGATAAAGTTCTTAAGGGAATGGTTTCTGCAAAAAAAGAAGCAGATGTGGATGAAAAACAGGAGAAGGAAGATAAAGGTAGAGATAAGAAAGAAAAATTATTAGAAAAGGTAGACAAGAAAGATAAGGATAAAAAGATTAGTAAACTCAAAGTTCCTGGTAAGGGATTGTTTGCTGGTATCTTTGATTTCCTTAAGAATATTCTTATCGGTCGTCTTCTTGTTTGGTTCATACAAACTCAAAAAGGTGTGCCTGGTGGGAACATACTAACTGGAATTGCTAACTTTGCGGAAGGTATAATTGATACATTGATTGGCGTTCTTGATGCTGTTGGTGGATTCTTAGTCTATACAAATAAAAAAAGTAAAGAAGCTAAAGAATGGTTAAAAGAGAATCGTGGTGATGAAGCAGTGGAAAGATATGAAGGTTTACTTGGTGGATTAACAGATCTTTTTAATGCGTTTGTTATTGTTGGTAGTGCTTTTGCTGCACTTGGCGGATTAAAAGGGCCTGGAAAAGGTCCTGGTAAAAAACCAGATAAACCAGGTAAAAAACCAGATAAACCTGGAGTTAAACCAAAAACAAAACCTCTTGGTAAAGGAAAACCAGGGATGAAACCAACTGGTCCTCGCGGTGCTGCAAGGGCAATGCAGATGAAGCATGGTCATGCTGCAAGAGGTATCTATGAGAATGCTATTGAAAATGGAAAGAATCCTAGAGCAGCAAAGGCAGCAGTTGATAAGGCACTTAAGAAAGGACAAATAGTATCTAAACCACAAACAGGTTCTCTTGGTGGTACTGATAAAGGCAGTAAGATTGCCAAGGGTGGACTCAAGAAGATACCTAAGAGACTTGCTACTAAGGTTCTTGGTAAGCAAGGTATCATGGCGATGAAGGGCATTGCTAAGGGATTTAGTAGGATTCCTATCCTTGGTCCTATTGTTGTTGCTGTATCCTCTCTGCTTGCGGGCGAACCACCTGGACAGGCATTGTTTAAAGGATTAGGTGCTGCTCTCGGTGGATTCCTTGGAACCTTTATACCCATCCCAATTCTTGGAACAATGTTGGGTGAGGTCATGGGAACCTTTGTTGGTGATCTCCTGTATTCTCTTATCCTTGGTGGTGGCACTAAGGAAGCGGGCGATAAGTTAATGAATGCAATCAAGACTGCCCTTGACGTGGGTGGACTAATTGTCAAGTTTGTTGGTGATGGATTTAAGAACTTCATCAATGGATTCTTTGAGAAAGATCCTATAGAAATTCCTGATGGGGGATTTAGACGTTCTGCTGCTACTAAAATTGTAGAGTTCCTCGGTATGAAGGACTTCCTCAAGGATAGAGGATATGTTGATGGTAAAGATCAAGTAACCAAATTCCCCAACCTGATGAATTTGATCAATCCATTCTCTGTAATTGGATTATTGGGACAATCTTTCTTTGGTGATATATCTAGTACAACTGATTCTTCATCAGCGAAGGCAGTAGAGGAGGATAAGGAAGAAGGAGGAGGAGGTTTGTTTGGTGGACTCTTCGGTGGTGGCGATAAAAAGCAACCAGAATTAACAGGAAATGATGAAGGTGGTGCTGCCATACCTGATGGTGATGGACAAACTGCTGCTGGAACATCCACAAAGGGAATGATTACTGGACCTGCTGGATATAGTAGAATTGGTGCTGGAGCTGCATATCACGTTGATACTAAATTCCATAGTAGTCTTGGAATGGGTGGAATGATATCTGCAATGGATAAAATGGCAGATGCATATGCAGCAAAAAATAAAGAGATAGTTTTCTCTGGTCAGGGATATGCTAGACTAAAAGCATATAAATCTGACTTAGATCCAAAAGAGAAGAAGGCATTATTGACTAGTGCAATTGATGCACACAGTCACTCTACTTTCATGAGAGCAGAAGGATTTAAACCATTTGATTACTATATTCCTGATACTGGAATTAGAGATTTGTATCATCCATCTACGGAGAAAGCAGAAATTATACTACCAGACTTTGGTGGTAAGACTAACGTTGGTGCTCTCTATGGTGGTTATGGTAAGAGTGCTAACATCTTTGATTCTTCTGGTAAACATGTTGCCATGACAGGTCATGGAGATCTTGCATACGCAGAAGGTGGTGAAACTCTTGCAATTCCTCACATGGCATTGATCGGTGAGAAAGGAAAAGAGTTTGTTATTGATGCTGATTCATATGAACCAATTGAGAAAATGTATCCTGGATTGTTTGATGCGATCAATGAAGCAACAGGTGAAGATGCTGTTGCTGTTCTGATGGAATATACTGATTATGAGAGACCTCAACAGCAACCTGCAATGGCAGGTGTAGGTGGAGGTAGTGCGGGTGAGACTATCAACAATGAACCAACTAGCAATACTGCCACAACTGGTGATGGTATACAGATGCATCGCGGTGGTGCAAGAGCGAGAAAATTCTCTTTCCGCTATAAACACGGGTAAATAGAGGTAGAGGAGAGTAAAAATGGCAGAAGAAAACCAAGGTCAATTATCAGGACCAGCTAACATACAAAAAATTGGAATAGCATCCCTCGTAAATGAAGAGGACATAGTTGATGTAAGTGCTGGTATTATAGAGTTGCGATACTATGAGAGCATCTTGCAAGACTCTCCTAAAGCAACATATGTATTTGCTGACAGTGGAAGTTCTATTAATGAAAAATCAGTCATAGAAGGTTTGCCGTTACACGGTAGTGAACCAACTCTTATAGTAATGACAGATAATTACGAGAATGAGATAAGCATAGAAATGGTATGCTCAAAAGCATCAACACTAACAAAGGACACGACAAAAAGCACGGTCATGTTAACACTTGATACTGAGGAGCATTATTATAATGGAAGTTCTTCCATAAGAGAATTATTTGAAGGTAATATTGCAGATACAATTAAAAAAATATTTACAGCAACTAGTCCTGCAGGATTAGCATCGGTAAAAGAGTTAGATATAGAAGAAGTTGGAAATCCATTGAGTTTTTATGGTAATGGATTCAAAGCATATTATGTACTGAACACCTTGGCAAAGAAATCAAAACCACAAGGTGGTGGTGGAACAAAATCTGCAGGATACTTTTTCTTTGGAACATCTGAAAAGATGATTTTTAGATCAATTGATAGTTTTTTTGATGAGGAAAAGAATCCAAGAAAACTATCAATCATTTACAATAACTCTCCTGACAGGACTAAAGGTATACCAGAGGGTTATGATGTTAAGGCAATGTCTTATGAAACTGATATTGCTGATGCAAGTAAACAGAGTGAGCAAGGATCTAAAAAAACAAAACAAATAACATTTGACCCCGCTAATTTCAACTTCACTCATGTTATTATTTCAGCATTAGAAACCATTGGTAATGCTGCTCAGTTTGAACCACTAACAACTGCAGCGGAAGCATTACCTAAATTCAATCCAAACTTTCTTGAGGAGTCTGCAAGAACAACAATATCAGTTAAGGATAGTGGAACAACTAAAACTCTTGACGATTCTGAATCAGAGAATTATTCGACTCAGGAGATTGAAAATCAGTCCATAATGAGATATAATCAAATGTTTGCAACAAGAGTTAGCGTTACTATCCCAGGTAACTTTTCTCTACATGCAGGAGATTTAATATTTTTTGATGGTCCGTCATTACGTGAAGACACAAAAAACGACGAGGTTGACAATGATGGTGGGGGACTATATATTATAGCAAGTCTATGTCACTACGTATCTCCTGAAAGAACCTTAACCAAACTAAGTTTAATTAGAGATTCTTTTGGAAGAACTGGCAATCACACTTCAAGGTAACCACACATGGAAAGTATCGAAAAGCATATTGAAAAGGATAAGGAAATCCTTCAAGACCCTACAACAAATCCACAAATGCGTCGTCACATCGAAGGCGAGTTGCATGAGCTAGAAGTATATGTAGAAAATCATAAAAAAGAAATCGAAGCAGGAGATCATCATGATCCAACTGCACTGGAACTGTATTGTGAGATGGAACCAGATGCAGACGAATGTAGAGTATACGACGACTGATTGATATGTCAGAAAAGGGATTAGCAGAATCTGGAATTCTTGGCACTAGTTTTAACTGGTGGATCGGTCAAATTGCCGATGACTCCTCTTGGAGAGAGAATGTTATTTGCGCTCCTTTTGAAAATAAAGACGAAAATAAAGGTTGGGCTAGAAGATATAAAGTAAGAATACTTGGTATTCATGATCAGGGCGAAACTAAAATTCCATCTGATAAATTGCCCTGGGCTCAGGTAATGTATCCAGTAACTGGAGGAGGATTCCTCTCCAGTAGTGGTCAGACACCAAACCTCCGTCAAGGAAACATGGTGTTTGGATTCTTTATGGACGGGCAGCAAATGCAAGTCCCTATTATTATGGGTATTCTTGGTAATAATGCCAAGAATGTAATGGCAGCAACCACTGGTGACAATAGAGTCACCAATGAACAACCTGGAAGTCTTGCTGTTAGTGGATATGCCGAGGGACAGAAACCAAAGACTACTGGCAATGGTCAAAAAGAAACAGCACCAGATCAGGATCTGGCAATCTCTAGACCAAACTTAAAACCAGAAGCTGCTCCTCCTCCAAGAGGAGTAAAACTTAATAAATATGGATTGCCTAATGATCCAACTCCAGAGCAGCGAGCAGATATTGAAGCAAAGAAATCAGAGTTAGAGCAAAGAATTGTTAATGGCGAATTTGCCAATAATACCGAGTCAGAAACTGCAGAAATCATTGATCGTGAAATAAAACAAGCAGTTCAGAATGGTATTAAGAGAAGATCAAATATTGCTAATTCTCCAGCAACACCCGCGAACGCACTTCCATATAATGAGAGTCCCGATGTCCAGCAAATCAATGCTTCGGATGTCAAGAATGATGATGAAATGGAAATGAAGACTGTGATGGCAAAACCAGATGATCCAGTTCAGTCTGCTATGAAAGCCATCCAAACCATTATTGAAAACATGACTGCAAAGGTTGACAAATATCTCAATGCTATTCAGAGTTATGTTGATGCTGTATCGAGTGGTGCAGATGAGTTGCAAAAGTTTATTCGTGATGCTGCTCAGCAAATGTCTAAGTACATGAAGGTTATATATGATAAAATTATGGAGTTTGTTTTAAAACAACTTAATATTGTAATGCAAAAAGTTGTTGCTGCAATGCCTACCAATATCAGACATGAAATGGGAGACTTAAAAGAAGTTTTGAATGAAAAACTTTTGGGTGTTTACAATGGTATGATTGGCGGTCTCACCGATCAACTAGAAACAGCATTAACAGACTCAATACAACCTCAAAAGAGAGCAGCAGAAGCAAGAGCAAATGCTAACAGTGCATCTGGACAATTTAAAACAAAACCAAAAACACCTGTTTGTGTTGCTGAAAGCATTGCTTCAACTATGCTATCAAAGGATAAAGGTAAAATTACTGATGCAAATACAAACATTGTTAAAAGTTTAAATGATTATATTGGTGGAAAGCAAGACGAAATTAATTCAGTATCTGCTGGATTAAATGCAGGTGCAGATGCTATAATGGGTGCGCTTGGTGGTCTATCTAGTGTTGGTGATTTTGCCGCAACTGCTGGAGAAGTTTCTGGTGGGATTACTGGCGGAATAGGAAGTATTCCAGATATTTCTAGTAGTCTTGGTTCTGCTCTCAGTTTTGCTAATGTTGTAACTAATGTATTTTCTGGTGAGTTAAAACCAAAGCAAGCACTTGCAGACTTTCATCAACTTGGAACTGGTGGTTCTTCTGGAGCAGATTTCCAAACTCCAAGTGTTGGTGGATTAGATTTCTCAGTAGCAG